GCGTAACGCTGTCGGATCTGAAATTTTACGGTCCGATGTTAACAAAAATTTCAAAACGCCATTTTTGTATACGTCGGCACTGCTAGACATAGCCGCCAAATCAATGCCCAGGGATTCCGCGTGCATCGCGATTGGTGATTTCCCCATAAGCGGGTCGTCGGTGCACAGCCCTTTAAAATGTAAAACCTCATACGATGAATAAATACCCTTGTAGATCGGGTCCTCGATTTGGTAAAACAACATCCCGTCGGATAAATACGGGCGGACAAAACTCGACATGACGGGGTGCAATTCAACCGGCACAAAATTATTATCCCGTTTGATTATGGCGTATGAATTGCCCCGCATTTTAAGTTGGGCCATGACATACGTCCAAAAATCAAAACTGGTCTGATACGCATTCGGTGTTTTTAACAAGCGGTTCAACGCTGTTCGTGTGATTTTTTCCTTTCCGTTCGACGTCTCGCGATAAATATTTAAATTCATCGTGGCGATTCCGTTTGCAATAACTTCGATGGAACGGTGCACGCTGGCAATACTTAACGCCGTGTTGCTCGTTACCGTCTGCCCTGATCGGGTGTAACGGCCCAGCAAAGAATAGAACGACCCGATTACGTCACCGATAAACGGCATCGCCCCGAATTGCTGCTCTCGCTTCTCGCGTTTGAATATATTGGCCAACTGCATCGAGGCGAATTTAACAACCTGCAAAGAAACGAATGCAACAATATGCCCCCCGTTTAATCACGGTTAATTTTCGCCCACTTGCTGAGCGCGGAACGAAACACCCCATAATTTTTATATTTTTTTCTGCCGAACACCGCAAGGTGTCGGTCCTCGATGGCTGCGTAGGCGTGTTCGTAACTACCGCCGACGGCGGATGATTTCGGCAACTGGATGTAATACTCCCGCATAAAATCGTCCGTGTAGGTTAAATTTGCGTCTTTTATCATTTTTTAACTTTTTACAATGGTACAAACCACAACTCGTCGTCGTCGCGCTCTTTGGCTTTGTTCTCCATCGCCGCTCCGATCGCCATTATTGAGCTAACCGCCCCGTCTATTTTATCCCCGCTTTTTTTCTTGTCTGGCTTGACGTTGTCGTTCTCGTCTTTTTTCATCATTACGTTGCCGATCATCCAACGCAATACCGGCTGCCCGGTATGGATCAATCGACGGTTCAATGCCAAACGCTCCATCTCTTTACTCGGTGCCGTCATTGATAGCATGCCCTGGCGGTACGGGTACATTTCGAGCCCGTCCTCCGTCAACTCAATAACCAACTGCGAGGAGTTGAATTTATCGTACGCAAACTCCAAAATATTAAACCGCTCGCGTAACTGTCTGACCTTCTCGCGGATGGCTCGGTAATCCGTCACGTTTCCTTCCGTAACCAAAATATCACCATCGGCAACCCACTGTCGATATGCCTGCCCAACTTGATCGCGTCGTTTAGTGATGGCATCTTCCGGCAACCAGCAATAAAACAACAATGCGTCCCGCTCAGGAAAAAACAAACTTAACGCACAAAAATCTCGAGTGCTTGCCAAATCTAACCCGGCATAACAGTCCATCCCCTCCAATTCGCGCTCCTTCAATCCTGCGCACTGCATCCAATCGCGGTCGTTTATCCAGGTAACTGCCGAATCGGTCCAAACGTTTAACAATTTCGTTTTGAACTCGACCTCCTTGTCGTTGCTTTCTTTGGCCTCGATCAATCGATCGACCAGGTATTTATCCTGGACCGAGACGCCCAGGTTCGGGTTGGCTTTCTGCCATAACTTCGGGTCGGTCCAATCGTCCGTTTCGTCTAGGGTGTAAATTATTGAGAACAGCGTCGGGTCGTCAACGAGCCCCTTCAATACGTTTGTGCAGTGGGTTCGGTGCTTATAACACGGACTCTCTTTGTTAAATCCTGCCGTCGTGATCGTGAACAAAAACGGCTGGCGACGTGCCCCCATGCTGTTCATGATTACGTTATACATTTCGTCCGTTTTGTGGGCATGGTACTCGTCAATCGTAGCCATGTGGGTATTTAGTCCGTCGTTGGTCGTCGGCCCCCATTCGATCGGGCGAAATACTGAATCCTCGTAAATTATCCTATGCGAGTTGACCGAATCGTGTATCTTGACCTCCCCGCGCAATATCTCAGAACCTCGCGACATGGCCGACGCCTCGTCAAACACGATTAACGCCTGGGCCATTTTAGTTGCAACGCTGAACACCTGGGCACCGGCTTCACCATCCGCCACCAATCCGTACAGCATGATTGAGGCGGCAAACGTCGATTTGCCGTTTTTACGCGGAACCTCAACATAAGCCCGACCAAATCTGCGCCGTCCGTTTACCTCAAATCCGAAAATATTATAAATTATAAATTTCTGCCATGGCTCGAGCATCAAACGTTTGCCGGCAAATTCGCCACGCCACTGTTCCAATTCCTCGATAAATTCGACGGCATGCTCTGCCCAATCATCGCGGAACGTGTACGCCTTCAAATCGTTCAGGTAACGCTCGCACGCTAAGCGGACCCACTGACACGCGTCAACGGTTCCGTTACTTACGCTCGTTGCGTATTGCGTGGCTGCGTTCATGGTGTGCGCGCTCGATGTTGGCACGTTCTTCGTTTCTGAATGGCGGCTCTAATCGTTCCTCGTTTTTATATACGTGCCAAACGTTATGTTCGCCACGGACGGTGAATTTTGGAATCAGAAATTTGCGGGTAATTTCTTGATCGAGGTCGTTGCCAATTTTGCGCACAACCGAATCAAAGTGATTTGATATTGTTGCGTTAAATTCCTGTAATTCGGCAAGGGTCTGTGCCTGGCCACAAATGCGTTCTGGCTGTTCTACTACTGGTTTTTTTCTCATATCGCTTTTGATTTTTTGAACTTACTCAACTTACTCTCTGCCGGTGCGGCCGTCAATGACATTTTACCGCGGGCCGATGGGGTGATCCCGAACAGTACCCCGATTTCCTTGGCTTGTTTCAAGCTGCGCTCGCGGATGGCAAAATATGGGCTAATGACTGGACCGTGCAAACCTGGAACGACGTCACCGTGGAGAACCAATTGGACCGACGCGTTTCGGTATGTGGCCATGGCTTCGGCGTACGCTGCGATCATTTCAAAATCAACCGCCACCAACAAACCCGATTTTTTCAACTCCCGGCAAACCGTGTCGAAAATTTCAACCGCTTCGATTCTGATGTGATCAGGCGCGGCGGGCAAATCGGTGTTTATTGCGTAAGTCATGTCCATTACACGAAGATAATGTAAACCAACGCAACAAAACAAGTATTTAAAACTGTCTCGTGTGAGAAAGTGATTGACACAGCGGTTAAACGGCCTCCCCTATTCCTCAGATATACCCCGCCCCGGGGTCAAACGGGATTCTTTTGCGCTCTTAACTGCGTGGCACGAGTTGCAAAGTGACTGATAGTTTCGTTCATCCCAGAACTCACCACCAAGTCGAACCGGTTTAATGTGGTCGACCATCTGTGCAGCTGTGATCGTGTCCGTTTCAAAACAGATCCGGCACAATGGTTCGCGCATCAATTGTTGTTTGCGTTCAATCCTCCAGCGTTGGGTGTGATACCTTGGCTCGATATGGTTGCGTTGTTGGTCGCGTTTTTTTTGCTTGCTGTTGTTTATTCTGGGCATGTTTATTGGGTTGTATCGTTTGTAACTGGGTGTTGCGTTTTGCGGTTACACTCTCGCGGTTTAATTTTATTGGGCTGAGCCCTCTCTGTAACATAATAACAAAAATAAATATAATAAATATTATATTATATATATATACCTATATGCATATGTATATATAAGTATGTATATATATCGTGATACAACGTTACAATGATACAAACCGCGTTGGTGTTGGTTTCATCGCTGTAACGGTATATAACAACGTTACGCAATTTTGGACAAAAAACGTCCAATTTGACATAATTCATGCAATTTGTGCGCTTAATAGGTGCCCGCAATAAAACAAAAAAGGCGGAATAAATCCGCCCCCTCCGCATGTTTCGAGCACCACACTCTACTGCAAATATAATTAAATGCCGTCTGTTTCTTGTATGGCCTTGAATATTTGATAAGCTACTTGCGGAACAATTGCGTTTCCGTATGCCTTCACTGATTCTGCTCTCCACTTTGAAAAGGTAATTCCGTCCAATTCGGTGGGAAGCCCATCATCTCCGCTACAAACCGGGGATTGAGTTGGGAAGGCGTCCCACCCTTGTCTTGTATATACGGATTCAACACTGTTTCCGCAAGGTGTTTTTATTCGATTCGCCTTTCCCATGAGGGGCTTTTTATTGTGCTGTGCTTGGAGTCGTGGGTTGTCGGCGTTGGTAGCATCGAAAATCTCGCCATTTGCTTCAATCCCATTTGTAAATTTATCCCCTTGTCTGCATATTTCTTCTTGTCCTCCTCCCATTTCTCCTCCGTTCTCGCGCTGTTGTAATCGTATTGGCAAGGTGTCGGAAGTAATCCCATAAACATTGCCCGATTCAACGTCACGCTGTGCATTGAACCTTCCTTGACCTGTGTTGATTTCATCTTCGCCGTTGCGTTCGTTGAGTCCATTGCTGTTGGCGTCGGAAGCATCCCGCGTTTTGCTTGTTGTGTCAATCCCAAAATGAATAGCCGATTCCCCATTGCTATTTGCTTTTCGTTCCTCGCATCCACTTTCGCTGGGTCCGCATCGTCTTGCATTGCTGTCGGCGTAGGCAACAAACCAAACTCGCTCTCGTCGGTGTGGCGCATCGACGCCGCACGCAGGTATAATACAGGGCGCGACTTGATACCCAAGAGCCTCCAACTCAGCGCAGACCTCGTCGAATACCATTCCCCCGTTCCAATTAGTGAGGCCGCGAACATTTTCGCCCACGACGAAACGCG